CCTGTGGCGTTGCAGTATCGCAATGCACGCGAATCGCCCCAACGTTGTTGCGCTGGAAGTCCAAGCAATGACCGGTGAACGTACTAGGCAGATTGCCCGCAATGATCGTGCCGGAAGTTGGCGGCGAATTGGCCAGCGCCGTTGTCCCAAAACGCAAAACGCCGCCACCAGCACTGGCAAAGTTGAAATTTACGTTGTTGTTGTTAAACTGCCAAAACGGGACGGTTGATCCGTCTAGGGTAACGCCCGTAAGCGGAGTTGCTCCCGTGGCGCTTTGGGTGATCGTTGCGGGCGGGACAAGGCCACCGCCAACACTACCGCCGATTGCAAACGGCGAAGCACCCGGAGACTGCGCAAACGCCGCGACAGCAAACAGTAAAATCAGTGCGGTTCTCATTGGTTGGCCGTCCTCGCGTATAGCGTGATGTTCACGTCGCCCGTCATCGATGCCACGCTAATCGTGTAGTTCATGTTGGTGTTGCCAGTGACCAGCGTAATGGGTGCAACTGGCCCGCTACCAGCGCATCCGGGCGCAAGCGTCGATAGGCAGATGTTCACGGTGCCGCCAGCCGGGACGTAAATGATTCCGCCCTGTGACGTGCCCGCGCCTACATCAGACGCCGTGAAGAAGTTGAACGGCGCGGAATAGCCGATTGGCGTTGACCCAAGCGGGCGAACCGTTCCAGCGGTAGCCGTGGCCGCAGTCCCCGCGCGTGACTGTGACACTTGGCACGCCACCGAGCAGTACACAATGGCGTTTTCCAGTTGCACATTCACAGAGCCAGTAGCGGGCTGTTGAATGGTAACCGCCGTGGCCGCCGCTGCTAGCGTGACGTTGCCCGTGGTCATCGACCAGCGCCGTACGTCCTGCGCTTGCGCTGTGACCGCCAGCAGTAGAACTAAAATACATGCTTTCATTTGGATCTCCTTTAATGCCTTTCGATTACGGGCTGACCGTTCCGGGAATCATCGCTAACCACGTTCCGGCGTATCCCACCAACTGCGCCCACCCGTAAATTGTCGTTAAAGTCAGAGTTGCCGCGCCGTTGATGGTCTCAGCGGCGTTGGGGTCAATGACGCAATTGTTAGCCGCTACTGCCTTGAATACCGTCAGCTTGCGCCCGGTCACCGCTGCTGGCAGGTTGATAGTGACGCTGCCCGCCGTGCTGTCACAGCGGACCACTTCATCCTCTGCCGTCACGTTGTAGGTAGTCGTGGGCGCGGCAACCGGAGCAATCAGCGCCTTGTGGTTCAGCGCGAAATTGGAGTCGTACCAAACCTTGTCGGTGCCGCCTGAATTTTGGAGTACATCGAGATTTCCGCTTTGCCCCGCATCCGCTCTCAATAGCCGCCTTACGCCCGTGCCCGTATGCTTAATCTGATGCACCAGCCGCTCGACATACGTGGTTGACGGCGAACGGTACACGCTCCACTCATCCAGCGAATCGGAGAGGAAATCGAACCAACCAGGCCGCGCCACGTCGAGCAGATCCCAGCCAGAATTATCGGCCTTGCGCCGAATGTTTGCGCTTCTAAAGATGCCGCGATCCCCAGCCGTTTCGCCACCGAATACCGCTCCGGCCGAGTTGTACCATGTGCCGCTGTACTGCTCCGGCAGGTCGCTGGCAGGCGGAACCGTGCGCACGTACATCGTCCCAAAGTTGGCCGTACCCATCGCCCGCGTGTACCCGGCAAAGTCGCCCAGCCGATCAAAGCCCGTTTTGGTGACAGCGTAACCCGGCCAAGAGGTATTCCACGTCACGCCGTTGACGTCGGTAATCAGCGCCGTAAGCGTGGAAGTTCCCGTTTGCTGCCAAATCTGGATCGGACCAATCTTGCCGTAGGACGTATCGAGATCAATGAACTTGGCAATCGTCAAGCCGCCTACCAGCACGTAGCCGCTGACGTTCTCCAGCGTGTAGGGCGATGCCCCGGTGAACTTGAACGCTGGAATCGCGTTGACCTGCTCCGTGTGCACGCGGTCAAATTTGCAGTTCTGGCAGACGTTGATCTCAGCAAGCGCGATGGTCGTTGGGTTGCTCACGCCCGTTTCAAGCGTGGCGTTGGTGACGTATACATCATTGCTCGATTCGATGTACAGGTTGCGTTCTTTGCTCTCCGTTAACCAAACCATGTCGAGAAACACCACGTTTCCGGCCTTGATGTGTACGCCAGCCTTGCCGCAGTTGCCAACGGTCAGGTCTACCAAATGCGTGTTTACGGCGGCGTTTCCTTCGAGGAAAATGCAGTCGTGCGCGACCGCCTGATTGCCGATGATCTCCATTCCCCGGATCACGATGTCGTGTTGATTGGCCCCGCCGTTGATCGCCAAGTAGAACATGGGATCAGTCGATGTGCCGATCTTTTGAATCAGAGTTTTTCCGTTGGAAATGATCGGCGCGTAGGGCTTGACGTTCACCGATGAAATGCGGCACGAACTCGAGCTGTAGGGCACTAGCACAGTAGCGCGGCGGGTCGATGCGGCGTCGATTGCCGCCTGAAACGCTACCGTGTCATCCGTGGTGCCGTCGCACAATGCGCCAAAGTCCCGCACGTTGATGGTACGCGAGAACATCTCGTGTGCCGTGGTGGCCGTCGATCCGGTGAACGGTTGCTTCACTCCCACCAGCGCATCGCCCTTCGATACGTCCGTGGTGTTGGCGAGATCGGCGCGTAGAATCTGCCCCCAGTCGTACACGTTATCGACGGTCTTGCGAATGGTGCCGCCCCCAGCTCCGCACGTGCCATCCCCGCCTGAGGCGCGGACTACGATCTTGTACGCCACCGGAGAGAGCCAGATGTTGTTGACGGCTTCGCCATTGGCCCCTAGCAAGACGCTGGTGCCGTTGGACGTGCCCCCGGTCGAATCAGTGTAGGTTGCCAGCGGCGTTGACGTGCCAGCGGCATACGTGCAGATTCGGCCCCCGGCCAGCGGGTTGCCGTTGTCATCGAAGAATTGGACCACGGGCGGCGGCATCAGCGATGTCACCTGAGCTTGTAGCGCGACGGCTACGGCGGTAATGAGGATGGTGCGGATCATTGCTTTTTCTTTCCTGTGCGTTTGGTTGGCGGCTTCTTTTGCGCCACTTTGAGCATGGCCTCGTCTAGGCTCATGGCTTCAGACGGAGGCGCGGTCAGGCTGGCGATGCCCTGTTGACGCTGGATGGCCCTGACCATCTCCAAACGGCCCGCGCGCGTGGTGGGCACGGTGGTTCCGGTCGCGGCGGCGATGGTAGACCAAATCGGGCTATCGGCCTGATCCACCAGCAGCGGAAGTTGTTCCGCCAGCGCGTCCAGTTCCGGTTGCGTGAACTGGCGGGCGGCGGTGTTGCCCCGGGCCGTGCGGTTCACGCGCATTGCGTTCTCTGCTACTTCACCGCTGGCCTTTGCGCTGGCCTGTTCCAGCCCTTGCACTATCTCGGGCGGTGTAGCTTTTTCGCCACGCTGCACGCGCTCGACGCTGGCCGACATCTGGCCCATGAGGTCATCAGTTGCGGGCGCGGCGGTAGCGGGTCGCTGCGTCAAACGCCGCGCGACATCGGCGATGCTCTCGCCCGGCTGGCGAAGTTTGGCCAACTGGACAGAGGCATTCAGCGCTTCATCCATCGACGGTTCAACCACGGGCGCGGCCTGTGCGGGCGGTTGCGCTACGGGTGCCGCTGGTTGCGCAGGCGGCGGTTCTGGCGCGGCGGCGGGTTGCTGTGGCCGTGCCGCTTGCTGTTGAGCGGCGGCGCGTCTGCGGGCTTCCCTGATGGATGCCCGGCGCTGTAGTTCGGCGGTTACCTCGTCAATGCTCGATGATTCAGCGGCGGGTTGCGCGGCCTGCTGTGGCGTTGCGGTGCGCCACGCTGGTTCTGGTCGCTGTGGACGCTGGCTAGCCTGAGCAGCGGCGGCGCGACGTGCGGCCCGTGCGGCTTCTTCTTGCTGCAATGCCACTTCGACCGAATCAGCAGCGGGTGCTGCCTCAGCAGCGGCAGCGGCAGCCTCGTCAGCGGGTTGCGCGGCGGCTTGCTGCCATGCCGGAGTTGGACGCGGCCCTTGACGCGGGGTTACGGGCGCCGGTGCGTTTTTGGCTTTGGTATACGCTTCGCGGCCCGCCCGTACTGCCTTGCGGGCATCTTTAAGCCCAGAATAAGCGATCAGTCCGCCGATGCTCTCAGCGCCACCGCCAGCACCAGCAACCACTTTGCCCAATGCCAGTTTTGCGGCTGCGCTCGCGGCGTCTGGTGCCGCTGCTTTCACCACGGGCACGGCAACGCGGCCCGCTTGGACAGCGCCACGGCCTATGGCTTGCGTTCCACGTGCGGCGGGGTTAATCAAAAACGGTAACGCGGTTCCGACCACGGTTCCGGCCGCGCCGCCATAGTTGCCCTCGCGGATGTCGGACGCCACGCGCTCAACCGGGACAACGGCATTCAGCACATCGTAGGGTGAATATTCACCACGCGCTAGCCCCTGAGCGCCACGGACTACGCCGCCGATGACATCAGACGCCACGGCTGGCGCGCCACGCTCGGCCACGGCTTTGACGGTATCGACAATAGGCGCGATGCCAGCCTCATACGCGCGGCCAAAGAATCCGGGCTTCTCGGGTTCGGCCTTTGGCGTTTCTGGCGTGACCAACTTGAACCCCGGAGGCAGCGGCGGCATTCCTGACGATTGCTCGACCAACTTGAACCCGGGCGGTAGCGGTGGAATTACGGCAGCGGAACCCATTTGCCACCTCGCAACACGATCTTTTCTCCGTTAGGGCCAACCGCCATCGGCTCAGCAGTGGGCGCGGTAGCGGCTGGCTTCGCGGTAGAGGGCGAAACGCGCGATGAAACCATTTGCGCCTCAGCGCGCACCCCGCGAAGTGCTTCAATAGCCTGTTCTGCCGTGCCAAACGCCAGATCGGCGGGCGTGGCCCCAAGCTGACGCAAAAACCGCTCTTCTTCCTGCTTGTTGATCGCGCCGCCTGACCGCAAGCGGCCTACCTTGTCCGCGATGTTGTCAATGAGTCGCACCACTTCCCGATTGGTGCCAGTGACCTTGCCCGCAACCGTGGTCTTGTACGCATCGCGGAATAGAGCTTCGAGCTTGTCCAGTTCGGGTAGCATGGTTGTCGCCACGCTGAGCACCTTGGACGCTTCGCCGGAAAGCTTTGTTTTTTCTTCCGCTTTTTGCATAGCCTGAAACGATTCCATGCGCTGGTTGTGGCGCTTGGTTTCATCCAGTTGCATCTTTTCGCGGTCAGCACGTACCTGCTGCTCGCGCGTCAGCCCCGTTACAGGGTCAGGCGTGCCCGTACGCTGCGTGTTTTGCGCGATGCCCATGTTTGCAATCGCGGTGGATTGGACAGTGGGGAATAGCGTAGCCGTGCGCTCTTCGGTTTTGCCGGCAATGTCGATCCCCTGTTGCTTGCCCAGCGCTTCAAGCTGCTGCGCATACGACATCGACGCATCAAGATTCGACTTGATGAACGGCTCAATATCGGGCGAGTACTGCTGTGGCAATTTCGACACATCCACGCCCAGCCCGCCAAGCGTCTGCAGGCCAGCGCTGTACAGCGCCGCGCGCTCTTCCGGCTTGGCGCGAAGAACGCCAGCGCTTATGTTGGCCACCGTTTGATTTTCGGACAGCGCTTGCTTGAGCTTTTCCGCCAACAACTTCAGCCCGCCCTCAGCGGCTTGCTGCTGCGATGCCCGCAACTTTTCAGCGGCGTCGAGATCGCCAAGCGCTTGCAAATCGCCCGGCTTCACGTCAGGCCGTCCTAGCGCGCCGCGCACCTGCTCTGCCCGCTGCTGTGCCGCTTGCTGCTGGGCCAACTGATTCTCGGAGACGCGCTGTGCGGCCATCTGGCGCGCCGTCTGCGCGGCCTGTAGTTCCATGCGCTGCTTGTCCACGCGGCGCTGGCGTAGCCCGGTGATCAGGTCATCAATGGAGGTATCGCGCGGTTGCGCTTGTGCGGTCAGGATCGATGGATCAAGCATGCGTTAGCCTCCTTGCCGCCCGTCGTATTCTCCGGGACGAAGAGGACGATTAGAAAATCCACCAGTTCCGCGCAGACTACCAAAAAGTTCTGGCAGTTTCATCATGGAGTCCATCGCACTATTCCATCCGCCAGTTCTTGCCCGATTGGCGTTGACCGTTCCGGATGCCCGCACATTGCCGATACCCGTAAGGAACTGGCCTTTTTGCCGCGCCGTGTCCATGAGGTTCTGCCCGGTTTGGCTTCCGATTGTGGCGCTTGCGTTGTAGCCCGGCATCAGCAGCGAAGAGGTTCGGTCAAACGCCTTGTCGCGCTCGCTGGCGAAGCGGTTGAAAGCGTTGCCGTACTCCTGCGATGCCAGCCCTTGGCTAAACTCCGTCAGGTCACGCAACGATCCGCCGCTGAACAATCCGCCACGGGCAGCTGCGCCGCGCTCGACGTTGCGCGTGCCTTCGCTCAAACGGAACTTGTATCCGGGATCGTCAATGACGCCGCTAAACTCTTTTGAGAACTCGCCGCCCGGTTGCAATCCTTTGATGAGCCGATCTAGCGTCAGTTCGCCCGCTTTGGCGTACGGTCCCAGCGCTTCTTGGAGTCTCCGGTTAGCCTCTTCGGTTGCCGGGTCAAGTAGGCCCATCGCCTCGCGGCCAAACTGCTCTTGTTGCTGCGCGCCCTTCTCAATTGCTTTGGCCTGTTTATTGCCAGAAATGACCTTTGCGGCGGCGCTTCCGCCCGCCAGTAATCCGCCCGTGATAAGCGCTGCTGTAGTCCCAATTGCCATTTAGACCTCCTTCCCGTACACGGTCTGAATCTTGCGATAGCCGCGCCCCTCGTAGATTTTGGCCACCGCTTCCGGCATGGAGTCGGCCAAGTGAATCATGCGCACCCGCGCCGCTCCGTTGTCCTTGGCCCACTGCTCAAAAGCGTCGAACAACTGGCCGCCAACGCCGCTACGCCGATAGTCCGGGCCGACAAACCAGAATCCCTCTTGAGCGAAGCGATCATTGCTGTAATCCTCTTTGGCGATCAAGCCGCCCAGCGTCCCGGCTACCTTCCCGTCGTCAACCGCAAGCAGGACCACCCCGATTCCGCCCTGAATGAGGGCTTGCCAAACCCGGAAGAACTCATCAATTGCGATGCCCACGTCGCGCAACTCCTGCGACGCCGATAGAAACGATGCCGTCAGGCCAACAAGCTGATCCCGGTAGGAATCGAGATCGGCGACTGTGGCGTTAACGATCATCAGTTACCGCCGTTCAGCGGGAAGTAGTACCCGCTAACCATCAGGCTCAATACGTTGGCCGTGCCGGAGAACGCCTGGATCGTGTCGCCGGGTGCCATGCTCTGCCCTTGCAGTCCGCGAATCGTGCGAGTCTCGCCAGGCGATAGCGTCTCCGCATTGCACACCATGTTCGCCGGAAGAACCGAGCCGCCAGACGGCACGCGGTGCACCGTGGCCGCGTAAGCCGTCACCGCGCTGGTGTTGGTGATTGTGGCTTTTGTGATGACAAACCGCTGTTGGGCGTTGCAGGTTCCCTGCACGGCGGCGGCGTTGGGTAGGAGTGTTCCGGCTACAAGTAGTTCAGGGTAAACCATGCTTCACCATTATGGCCTTACTGTGGTTAAAATACCACGTTTTGTATCACTAAAGCCTCACGTATTTTAGAATGTCGATGTGCGCGGGTTCGCCCGCTGTGCTGCCCGTAAAGGACGATGCAACCAAGCCTGCCGGGGTACCCGCTGATGCGTCCGATACTTCCAGCGGTGCCAATCCTGCCGTAGTGTTGGCCGTGGCGGCGATAAGCGCTTTGGCCGTGATTGTCGGCGATCCGGTTCCATAGCTGTCTGAAATGTAAATTTGAGGCGTGCCCGTATCCAAGCTGATGGGCATGTTGTGGGTATGATTCGCCATCGGCGCGCCCGCAAACGTGCTGGTAACCGCGCCAGTGGGCACCGTTGCGGCAATCTGCGTCCCGGTGTATGCCGCTGCTGCTTTGGCGTAGTAGCCGCTGAAATTGGGTGTGGTGAAGCTGCCAGTGGTCCCATCGTTGTTGGTAACCGTGACGTTTGAACCATCGCAAACGGCCCAACCCGTGCCGGGATTGCCGCTGAAATCGGCAAACATGCGCGTTGTGCCGTTTCCCGGGTCTTCGCCCGGTGCGCGCTCCCATGCCGTGCCGGACCAGCGGTAGACCCGCGAGTACGTTGACCATTGCATGAGAAAGCCAGCATCAGGCACGCCTAGCGCCGGAGCCGCCGCCGATACCGTGGCCGGAGTGCTGGCCGTGTAGAATTGCCCGGATGCGTATTGCCACACGCGGCCCCCTGCTGAATTGGTGGCCACGTACAACACGAATCGATCGGTTTCGTAATACAGCGAACCAGCCGGGTAGGCCCGCGCATCGTACAACGCTCGGTTGGCGTGAGTGTCGGCGATCCAGCGATGGTCGATCTCATCAGGGACAAAGAACGGGAATACCGTTGACGGCGACTGCCCATCGTCAAATGACGCCATCTGGTCAAAGCTTGCGCCTTGATCGGATACCGTGGCCGCTGCCGCCAGCGCCTGAGCCGCCGACGTTGAATCACTGCCGCCGCTGCCTTCGTCGGCAAACGGAATCAAGGGGATATCAGATTTCCCCTCGATCTCCAAAAACACCTGCTGTAGCCACTTGATCCACGGCCACGTAACCAGATTGGCGCGACTGAGGAACGGCGTTCGGTCAGGAGGCGGGCTGAATCCTCGCATCAGTCCGCTCCCGGTTTGAAGTCAATCAGCGCATCAACCAAAGCCCATTCGACCGCATCGGTCATCGATACCTCAAACACGCGATCACGCGCCGCGCCCAGCCTCCACCAAACCATACGCCGCTGGTAGTCCCCTTGCGGGCCAGCGCTGCACGGAATCTCGTTCGACCACGTGTTGCCGCCGTCGTTGGAAATGCGCAAAAACGCTACCGGGTCTTCAGCACCCGATAGCCCGATGCCCACTGAGGCGATTAGCTCGAACTTCGAATACGCGACGTTGACGTTACGTTCCGGGTCCGCGATATGCGGCGATGATCGCAACCGCCTGATGACGCTCCCGTTATCGTCCAAATACGTCTTGGACATCTCGTAGATAACGCCCGTTTCCCAATCCTGCACGAGGTGCCGCCCAAAGGCGTACGTATGGAAGCGCCCACGGACGGCGCGATACTGCCCCGGCGTGACTTCCCACCAGCCGCGCTCGTGCCACTGCCCGGTATTGGCGTCGTACACCCACGTTGCATTTGCCGTGGGGAAGCTGATCACCCAAAAGGCGTGCCCATCCTCGACGTACTCAAAGCTCTCTGCGTCGTCAATGCGGGCGTATTTGCTCCACGCGGCCTCTACAGCGTGCGTCGATACCCGCCGTGGCGCATAGCCTTCAGCCACCCATGCAACCGGGCCGCCCCGCTGATCGCCGCCGATCCACGCAACGCCGTTGGCTAGCGATACCAGTGACTTCCGCGCCATGAGTCCCTGCTGAATCAGGCCGGATTGCACGCGGCCAAAAACATAGCTGGGGTCGCTCGTATTGCGGAACACTTCCATGACCTGCTGCCCGCCGATCCAAAGCTCTCGATGGTCAGCAATCAAGCCCACCACATTATCCGGTTCGGCTTCAGCCGTGGCGAAGTCCAAGCCGTTCCAGCTTGTAGCGTCCACCAGATCGGACCATTGAATCTTTGCGGTTCCCGATACTGACACCACAATGTACTGATCCACAAACGCCGCTGTAGACGCGACAGGCGCATTGGCCGGGACGCTGACAACGTTGGTGGACAGGTCGAATACCGTCAGTGGCGCGTCTACCGTGGCAATGGCGATCTGAAGGCCGTTCGATGCCCATGATGCGGTCTGCGTGCCGCTGACTGAGCCGCGCAGCGTAGCCGCCCACACACCAGCGGCATACGTGATCTCGTATAGCTGGTTCCCAGCAAGCGCAAACGTTCGGCCCGAGCGCATATCAGTGAACATGCCTCGTCCTGCGCTGCCGTTGGTGGCTACCAGTTGCGCTAGGCCGGGAGTGCGCACAAACATCGCCACGTTGCGCGACGTGCCAGACTCGGACAGTTCAGGGTAGTAGTTGACCGTCCGTTGGGAGTCGAACACCTTCGCCGGAGTGGTGTACGATGGGCCGATAAAGCCCGGCAGTTTCACCGGAACATCCCCGTCACGTAACGGTTGGACATGCGCTCAATTAGCCCTTGCCTGTCTCCGCCGTCCGTGGCGATGTACAGCGGTACGGTGTTTTGGCGCTTCAGTTCGGCCATGCCCTTCATGGCTTCCATCGCGACGTATTCAGGAATAGGCCGATCAAAAGCCGGAGCACACCGAACGGCCAAATTGTTGACGATCACGTCTTCATAGCCAGGCGGCACCACCAGCGACGTGAACAACGTAGTCGGAGCCGTCAGCGCTTGCGTGATGTAGAGCGTCACGTCATATGCCTGATCCGGCACCATGTAGAAGTTCAGCGTGATGTCCGGTACGGTCATGTTCGGCCACACCAGAACGGGCGGCCCGGTCACTGTTTTTACCGGAATCCCAGCCCATTGATCATAGGTGTAAATCTGCATGGGCACCTCGACCGGATCACCCTGCAAATACACGCGGTTGGCCCGCTCGATGCGCATGGGCCGCGAAGTGGTTACCCATTGCCCGGTTGGCCCTACCGTGCGCGTCGATTGCCCAGCGGTCAGAGAAAACGTGTAGACGTTCTCCTGATAAATGAGCAGCCGGGAATTGGACCACATGCCCATCATGCGATCAAACTCCCGGCTTGCGTTCTCGGCATCGGGGGAAGACAGCGGCATAGCGTCCGAGAAGACGCCAATTTTGGCCAGTGCATCCTTGATGATGTCGAGCTTTGTCGGCATGTAGTTAGGCCGCTTTCTTCCGTTCCGGCTTCTCGGGCGTGGGATTGAGCGCGGCGGTCAGTTCAGCAAACCGCGCCTGAAGCTGTGCCAACTGCTCCTGTAGCCGCGTCACCTGAACCTCGGACGGTTCCGGCTTCACAGCTTCCGCCGCCTTAGCTTGGGCCACGGCCTGAGCATAGCGCGGGCTATCGTACAGCGCCGCCTCTTCCGTCTCGCTATGCACGATAAACGGAGTGTCAGGGTTGGCCGGGTTGGGGATAGCACTGGGGTAAGCCCCAGTGCTGATCGTTTGCGTATTCGCCAGCGCGTGAGCAAGCTGACGGCGATTGTTCTCTTCAACTGAGATTGAAATGTTAGGCATGTTAGTACGTCGGGCTCCATTTTACAGCAACGCTGTCCCACTGCCAGCACACGCGACGGTTAACAACCGCCGTGGTCGCAAGCGAGATGTTTCCAGCCGCCGTAGTGGTGAAGATCGCATCGGGCACCACACAGAACTGGCCGCCAACAAATCCCACGGGAAGCGTAAAGTTCACGATGGCGTTTGTCAGGTTGACATGGAATAGCGGCCCACTTGGGGTTACGGCAGCAGCCGACGAAACCAGCGCCGTTACGGCGGGCGGGTTCGGGTTGTTCCAAGACGGTGCCCACGTGTTGGTTAGCGTCGAGCACACCCACATATAGCCGTTGGTCGCGTTAATGTACGGGGTGTACGGCCAGCTTGAGGCAGAGCAACTGCCGCGCGGGTCAGTCGATGCCAGCCCATCCGAAGGGACGATCACCACGATAGCGCCGCTCGGGTGAGCGGTGGCGCGGTTCTGATAGCCACGAATGACGGTGAGCGTGGTTCCGCTGACCGCATTCACAGCCATCACTTCGCCTACCGTCGTTCCGGGTTCCAGCACGTACAACTGAGTGCCGGGAAAACCGCCAGACGGGCCAGAAATGCCAGTGGCAGACGCAACCGAGAAGCGCGTCTGGGTGGCGCTGATGGCCGCGCTGAGCGTGGTCTGCGTCAGCGCCGTTTGGGCCAGCGTCACGCTAGCCCCAAGAGTCAAAAACAGGAGAATCTTCTTCATGTCGTTCTGGTTCCTTTCCTTACGAGTAGACAACCACGCAGAGTTCGCGGTAACCCATGTTCCGCCCATACAGGCAGTCCATGCGGTTCGGGAAGCTCAAGTCCGTGAAGTTGCCGCCAGTGGTGAGACTGATGGCCAAGTTGCTCTTGGGAGAGCGCATCGCGGTGGACTTCATGCCGCCGCCAGTGTTGACGCCGCTCGGGATGGTCAGCGGCACCGACGCCATTAGCAAAGCATCGGGGCTGATTACCAAACCGCAGCGGCTCACAGCGTTGGCCGTGCCGATCACGGTGATGGGCGCATTGTTGGCCGCGCCAGCCGTGGCGTTCTGATAGGGGCCAGTCGGCGTGATAGCGGGGCTGACAACAATCGTTTTGTTGCCAGCGCCGTCCGCAACGGCCTGCTGCTGCACAGTGAATTGCAGCAAGCGGCCAGTGCTCGCGGTGGAGTTTGGCACCGTCGCAAATACTCCCGAAATGGTAAAGCGATCACCGACTTCGAGGGTTGACGTGGTGGGTGTCCAGCCGTCCGTGACCAGCGACATGGTACCGTTCCAGCCGCCCGTACCAGTCTGCGCGTTGTTGACCAGCGGAACGCCGCCGTAGTTGCCGACCGTGTGGGTGTACAACAGTTCTTCGGCCATGAACCGGGAGCCGTACACCATCGAGGTGGGAGCCATGCCAGTCTCATACGACTGCGAAATTGCCGCAGCCGGGTTGAACTGGCTGATCGTGCCGTTCACGAGATTGGCGTGCTGCTGGCTGGACATCAGAACGTAGGACGGTGCCTGTTGCGCCAATCCCTGCTCATTCAACACGCTACGCGCGGTCAGAAAGTTGATGCCCGTGGTGCTGGCCACACCCGGCGTTCCGATACCCCATCCGGCATTTTGCGCCATGAAAATAGCGATGTCTTCGGTGATTTCAGACATCATTGCCAGCGAAGCCGCCTGAGCGATTGTGTCGACGTCCTTTTTGAACACCGAATTTCCGCTGAAATCCTTCGCGGGCCGATCCTGATAGCGCAGCAACTGGTCAAACTGGCCCAGTTCCCACGGAACCTGCGTATTGATGCCCACGGTCAGCGGCACGGTCTGCTCGATGACGCCTTGCGGGTTGTATTCGATACCACTGGTGGCCGACAGGCGCAGCGGCTTCGGAACCTGAATAGTATCGCCAACCTTCATGCCGTCTTTGGCATATTCGTCGCCGTATTTGTTCTTGATGACGGACAACAGCGATCCGGGCGGCGTCAGGAAGTGCAGCGCGCGCGCCACCACAAACTGAGTAACCGAAAGAGTGGAAGAAGGACTTGCCATGTAAGCGACTCCGGGCTTAGCGGCAATGCCGCCCCCTGGTTGCGCCTCCTACTTGAACATCGCGTTGATCAGGTCGTATTCGTTGTCTGGCATCGGTTCTGATGCCATCGAACGCCCGCCAACCGGACGCGCTGGAGCCGGAAGCTTGGGCTTCGTCACCGGAGTTGGCACTGAAGAAGATGGAGCCACCGCCGTCTGGGTCAATGCCGCTTTTGTCAAAGCGTTCATCGCCCGCGTGGGCGTCATCGTTTTAATCCGTTCAGCCAGTTCGGGATCACGGGCTAGGGCTACTACCAACGGCACGGCATCCGCGCCCATTCGCACTAGCTCCATCGAAAGCTCTTCCGAGCCTAACGGCGTCCTAACGGCGTCAGAATCAAGCGTGGGATCTTCGGCTAGCTGCTTTTTCCAAGCTTCAGCAAATCCCGCTGCCCCTGATTCCAATTCCGCCCAATGCCGTTCTTGTTCCCGCTGCCAAGCGTACCGCGCATCGATCCACTTTGCGTCAGACTTGAAGTCTGCCCGCTGTGGCCCTTCGATGGCCTCTTCGCCGTCTGCCGTCACATACGAAACGGGTTCCGGCGCCGGCTTGCGCTCTGCTTGGCGTTTCTGTTCGGCTAACCGTCGTGAGACGATCCGATCCAGATCCGCTTGGGTAAACTTCTTTTCTTCAGTGTCGGTTGCCGCCGTTGTTTCAGACGCACCGGATGCCCCCGAGGTGCCCTTGTCCTCAGACTCTTCACTTGGCGTTTCCGCTTCCGGTTCCGCTGCTGGCGGTTCCGGGGTTGCTACTTGCGCCTCGCCGGGCTCATCAAACATGGCGTTAATTTCGTCTACCAACGCCCCGTTGTCTTGTTCCAATTACACACTCCCGCGAAAATTACGGTTTTCGCTACACCTGATTGGCAGTGTACTCGGGTTCTAGGCTTTCGTCAAGCGCGCCAGGCCCGGTCACCAGTTGCGGGCTTTGGCGCAGCATCTGCTCGAACTGCCGCGCCTGCTCGGACATCATGTCTTTGAGCGCGTCAATGATGGTCGTATCGCGTCTGGCGTCGGCGTTGACCTCGGCCACGCGCACGCGGCTCTCTGCCTCAATCTGCTTTGATTCGAGCTTTTGCATGGTTTCCTGAAGCGCGGCCTGCAATTGCTGCTGCTGCTGCTCCATCGCCTTCATCGCTTCCATGACCTGCGGCGGTAGCTGTTGCTGCTGGCCGTCGCCGTCCTGAAGCTCAGGCGGTAGCGTCTTGCGCAACCGTTCGGCAATCTTGGTGCCCCACGTGGTGTCAAGACTCTCAAAAAGGATATCCCCGCCGATCTTCGCCAATTCAGGGTACACGCGGGCCATTTCCACCATGGCATCGAACGTCTGTGAGCGTTGGGACTCGGACGCCGGGCCAGCGGTAACGATCACGTCGTAGCGATCTCCACCAATAGGCGGAAGGCCCTCGGGGATGTCGATCACTTCCGATTCGTCGCCCTCAGCCTTGCGGACGGTCCACTTTTTCACGCCGCGTTCGATGCGGTCCATCATGCGCAGCATCGCGCGTCCAATCGAGCGCCGCGCCGTCATCTGGTTGGCCACAAAGTGGAAGTTGGTCGAGTCGGCCTCAGCCCGCCGCGCGTCAATGGCTTTTCCGCTGACTTCATTTGACCGGGCACCCAATGAAGCGTCAAACATGCCCATTGTCGCCTTCATCGAATCGACGGCAGCGGCCTTTGCCGCCATCAGTTCGCCGATCTGCGCGTCATACGGCTGGCGTTGCGGAGGCGGTAGCACGGCGCTACCCGTGGCGTTCGTGGTTGCGTTGTACAGCATCAGCGCCATTGGGGCCGTGTTGGCCTCCTGATACATCTTCTCGTAGCCCTCTTGCTGCCCAGCCGCCATAAGCCACGGCGAGAGCGGCATCATCTGGATACGCTCTTTGATGATGGCCTCGTTGAGGTTAACGGTGATCTGCGACGATATCGCGTTGCGGATCAGGCCCGTGAGCTTCAGCTTGTCCTCGACTTGGAACACGCTGCCAAACACGTTGAAAATCGGAATACGCTCGTCGATCAGTTCGGTTTTGCGCTTTTCTTCCCACCCGTCGATAACGGAATGGTAGACCTTGTACCGCGTTTCCACGCGGCGCTGAAAGCCTTCAGGCAGTTCAACATCATCGGACATCTCGCCCGGGATCTCTTTAATCTTGCCGGGCATCACCTGAACTTCGCCGTCTGGCCCGATCACTTCCATGTCTGGCGACTCAACCAGCGTCACCTTGATAGGTTTCCGCCAGTAGTAATCGCAGACGCGAATCATGCCCGGTTTTGTCCACCCGGTTTTGTCGTTGTCCATCGAAGCCAGCGCCGCCCCGGTATCGCCAAACTCGCGCTTGTACTCGCCCTCGCGCATCCACGTCTCTTCAAAACAATAATCGGCGTCGGAAAGGTCCGGTTCTTTGGCGGATGGGTCCGGGTAGACTGCGAACGGGTTTGCGCAGGCCTTCAGCGTCAGGCGCTGGAGGAACGTACCGGGCTTGTATTCCGTGCCCAGTCGCAAATAAGCCACACCGCCTACAATCTGCTGCTTTGCCGTCGCGGCATAGGCCACGCTGGCGTCAGTTTCGTACTCGATCTGCCGGAAACGCCGCGCGATGAGTTCGGCCATCTCGGGAGTACCGCCGTCAGACGCTTTGATGCCAGTAGCCGGAAGCGCACGCCGTGAATCGTTAACGATCTGATTCACAAACACTTCGAGACGGTTTTCAACGTCGCACGGGCGGTTGTGCAAACGGCGGGCGGTCAGCGTTGCGGCGGGCCACTGTTCGCCAGCAAAGAAGCGGCTGTCAGCGCGTGGAACTTCGTAGATGTCGGACCAGTACCCAGCAGCGATGGCGTAGCGCTTGCGGGCCAGCTGGATAAATCCGTCGTCGCCGCTGGCGTAGTCTTCGAGTTCGTTCTGTTCCACTGTGGCTATTAAGCCACATTTTTGCAGTTGAATCAACCAAAGTGTGGTTGTAGCGCTACAGTCCCCGTGCTGGTTTTTCCAATTTCGGCCAGCAAAGCCATTGAAAAACAATCAGGATCGGCGACGTGATGCGTCTTGATGACCATGCGGTACACTCCGGGCTCAAACTCGACCATATCGCCCACGCGCGGCAACTCGCCGCGCATGTATGACCTGAGCCCATCTACGGTTTGAGCTATGTAGTACATTGATGGCCTACCAAAGCGGCGTGGTTTCGGATACTGTGCCGCGTTCGAGCATCGCGGAAATTTCCTCTAGCGGTTGGATTCTCCACTGCTGGATATCTCTAATGAAATCCCAGCCCGTAGCGCAGATTCGATAGGCAACGTCATCCAGTACAACAATTTCACCAAGCTTGCCCGGCTGTCGCTGCCCTTCAAACCTTGCTACGACATTGCCTTTTCTGTCAACGTAGTCGGCGATCACGTCAACCGTCTTGGGACTTTTCATTTTCTTTAGCTTAACCGAGCGCTGGCATGAACGGAAGCGTAAACCGGAGCGTACTGCTTCTTTTCTGGCGCAACCTTCAGGTTCTGCGCAAGAATGCGGAACGCATCAGCGCCGTGAGATGCCGCATCGTGCAGCGGTTCGCGCTTGACGATGCCGGAGGCCGCTGGCGTGCCCCACTGGTACCGCCTGAGCGCCGATAGCCCATCAGCGCATTTGTTCGTGTCAAAGCGGCATTTGGCCAGCATCAGGCGCGCCGCGTTGATCCCGTCATGCACAAACGTCTTGGCCGCCACAAACACCTGACCGGGATACACGGCCCGGAGCATACCCTCAGCCGTGCGCGTCCGGTCGCCGCCCGTCATCCGGTGATGCACGATGGTATCGACTGCATCATGTGGTAGCCAGTGGCCAGCGTAGAGGTAGCCGCGATTCTGGAGCAACCTGATGTAGTGGTCCATCGTTTCGCCGGAATCCTCAATGTAATCAATCACGTGCATGAAGCCATCGAAGCATGGTTGCGCGAACCAGATCGCCGTGGCGTCACCAAAGCCGATATCCCAGAACGTGTACACGGGCTTGGAGCGATCCAGCGCCAGCGTGGTGATACGGCCTTCTGCCTGTGCCTTCTTCATCTCCTCGCCGTACACCGCGCCATCGATAACGCTCCGGCATTTGCCGCCATAGACGTGATCCCAGCTATCCGGGTCACGGTGCCGGAGCTCGCGCGATTCGATGCGTAGCCGCTCGGGGAAGTACGGGTTATCGCGTTCGCCGTCAAGCTCCATCACCACAGCGGATTCGGGCCGAGACAGCACGAATCGGCGGTGTACCTCGTCAGTCTCAAGCGTTGGGTTCCACGATAGCCAGATTTCGGAGCCAGCTTTGCGGATCGTGGGCACCACGACATCGAACGAATGTCGCGATACGCTCTGCGCCTCTTCAATCCACAGCACGTCAGCACCTTCAAGGCTCTTGATGCTGTCGATGTTGGCTTTCAGGCCCGCGAACATAAAGCGCGTGCCAGTGTGCGCGCCCGTGACGGGATCGCGGCCTAGAATCTGGTTGTTCTGGACCTCGTAGTGTCGCTGTAGCCCCAGAATGCGTATTTGATCGCACAGTAGCGCATAGACGGAATCGTTGATGGACTGCTGGAACTCACGCGCGCAGACCACGCGCAGCGGTCGCGGCTCATAGTCGGCCACCTCCATGCCGCTGGGCTTGAGCATCGCGGCCATCTGTAGCAGCGTGCGGGCTATCTCCCACGATTTACCGCCACCACGGCCTGAGTACATGGCCTTGTAACGCGCTGGGGACCAGAGAAACGCTAGCTTCGGGATGCGCTTGCGGCGCTCTATCTCGTAGGCGATGGCCTGGCGGTCAAGCAGTGCGGCGGCTGGGTTCATTTGGGCACAATCTTCACAACCACATCGGGAATAGGCTCAGGCACGTACGCAGGCGGCTGTTTCGGCGGCTCATACTGCACGTCGAACGACACTACCTCAACCTCGGGTAGCGCTTCTGGCGATAGCAAGCGGTAGTACCGATCCTTCACGTAGCGCTCCGGGCGCTGCACAGTGATCGTATCGCCGATCTTTGCCGGGGCCGGGTATGATATTTCCAGCTTCCCAGCCGTCACCAGATCATCAGCCATCCGTTGCGCTGCCATCCATTCCCGCGCCTCAGTGTCCATTCGATCCAGTTTGGCTTTGATTGCGTCGTTCACTCGAACACCCGCGCAAAGGTGACGCGGTCGCCGGGCTTCAGGTGCGGTTTTGGCCAGCCGTGCGATACCAACTTGGGCGGTTGGCTGGAAACCCAGTACTGCATGCCCCTGACGGTAACCAGCTCGCCCGGTATTCCAGAAAGGTACTGAGCATGTAGCTGTGAATGAAGCTGCGTCATCGGGTAAACCGTGACCGTGAACACTTTGGGGCGCGGTGCCGGGATGCTGATGAGCTTCCCCGGCGTCCACAGCAAGCGCTCGGGATCGGCAGCCACAGCAGCGCCACCAGCGAGCAGCGAGAATAGCGCGCGCCGGGTCACAGCTTCACCATGCCCTCATCCCAGTGGTCGCGGTCGAACAGTGAATCAAAATCGCGGGCCTCTCGCCATTCGTCGCAATCCTCCTCGATAATGGCCACAACGGGCTGAGGCGCAACACGTATCACCGTGGAATCGGTATCGCTGGCTGATTGCGGAATCGTTGTGGGCTTCATGCTTTCACCTTCACCCGAAACTTCTGTTGATGCGGTATCGGCGCGATGCCATCCACGCTTCATTTCAGTATTGCCCCCGCCACAAAGCCCATGCACGATCCAATCACCACGGGGCATATCCGCACAACCCAGAAGCGCCACGCATCGCGGCGGCGTTCTTTCTCTGCCTCCATTGCTCGAAAGCGCGATTGCATCTCGCTACGCATCACGCTGATATCGCTTTGCAGGTCGATCAGCTTTAAGCGCATCTGATGCATTTCATCAATCTGGCCCAGCCGGTGCGCGTGCTGGCTGGTTGCAATCATCGCGGCGGCTTCCATCATGCGGCCGCTTGAGGCGCAACGCGTAGGCGGTTAGCCTCTGCTGTGACTCGCACTAGCGCCTCGTATGGCGTCTCACCTGGCAACACCTGGTACTCGTGGAAGCTTGTGAGCCGCTGTTGGATCTCTTGCGCCTCAGCGCTGGCGCGCATGGCGTTCTCTGCATAATAGCTTTTCATCTCTCACTCCTGAGAGCATTCTACACCAGCAGCGAGCGAAAAGCGCCGTTATTCTGCGGCCTTCGCCTTCTCCGCCAACTGCGCGAGCGTGGCCAGCTCCGCGTCTGAGAGCTTGCGCAGGTCTGTGACCACCAGCGGGGCTTCAGCGTTGCCGGAAAGCTCGAGCTTATCGCCATACTTGCGCGGCACCATCTTGGATAGCAGCCACTTGCGCGTGTCAACCTGGAGCCGCCGAGCTTGCGCGTCTTCATTCGTGGCAGCATCGGCGATCTCAAGCGTCTGGTCTGCCATCGAGTCAAACCCGGCCAACCGCGCGCGCGCGTATCGTTCAGCAAAATCAGGGATTGGCGGCGTGACTGAATCAGAAACCCACATCGGGATCAGGTTGAACGGCGGCATCTCTTCGCGTGATTGGCAGATGCTTCGCAGCGTTTCTCCGTTGCTCAGCCGTTCCAGAATCTCTTCAGCGATTGCCGGGGAAAACGAGGAGCCGGGCGGCCGTCCGCGCTTGCTCATTGCGTCACCCCAAGCAAAGCATCAACAGCAGCGGCGTAGGCAGTCGGCTTTTGGTCCATCTTGCATTGCAGGGCAAAGCGCTGATCCATTGACAGGCGCATTTCGCATGTAGAGCAGAAATATCGGCCCGGTGGCTTTCCCCGCTGGCACACTGCACACTCTTTGGAAAGAAGAACGGTTGTGACTGCTCGCTCGGCTGAGTCCATTTGCTTGTAGGTTAGCATCTACCGGCTGGTCTCGGGCGCTACGCGGTTATGCCAGTGATGCGCCCTGCCGGGCTCACTGGCCCTGAATTTCAAACACACTTCGACCATCCCTCCCTCACCGCGCCTAGCTGGTATTGCTAGCTCCC